TCTTATGATAATGTTGTTAGATATAGTAGTGCAACAGAAATAGACATAGATGGTTTCCAAACATTGTTATTACCTTGGATATGTCAAGATAATTATGATGAATCTATGAAGGCGATTAAAAATACAAAGTGTAAATCTGCATTTGGTCATCTAGAGTTAAATGGATTTCAATTATTTCCAGGAATGGTTCAGACAAATGCACATATGAATATGGATGTTTCTGCATTTAAAAAACTAGATGTGGTGTTTTCTGGACATTATCATACAAGATCTAATGATGGTAAAATATTTTATTTGGGTAATCCGTACCAAATATTTTGGAATGATGCAGGGGACAAGAGAGGATTTCATATATTTGATACAGATACTTATGAATTAGAGTTTATTCCAAATCCTTATACTATGTTTGAGAAGGTATATTATGAAGACACTAATTACAAACTATATGATGCAAGACATTTGAAAGATAAGATAGTCAAGGTTATTGTTCGTAAAAAATCAAGTCAATTAGAGTTTGATAAATTTGTTGACAAGATTGATAAAGCTGGATGTTATGACCTTAAAGTTGTTGAAAATTTTGAGATTGATGATGAAGAAGTAGAGTTTTCCTCAGAAGAGAGTGCAGATACATTAACACTTTTAAATAAATACATTGAAGAGTCCGAATTTGATTTAGATAAAGAAGTAGTGAAAAACATTATGAAGGACGTTTATAGGGAGGCTTGCGAGTTCGAGTAATGTTTGTTCTTGCTATAAAAGGAAAGGAACACGAAGGTGCATATGCTGTTACCGATCCCGAAGGGGAGAAGGCATTGTACCTATTTGAGGAGCAGGATGATGCTCTTCGTTATGGTGGATTATTAGAAGCAGAAGATTACCCACCAATGAGTGTTATGGAAATTCCTGACCAGCTTGCAATAAACACTTGTAACATGTATAATTATAGGTATGTGATCATCACTGAAGATGATTTTGTGATTCCACCAAGAGCGAATGATTTTATTCAAAACGATAAGATGGCGTAATTTCCTATCCACTGGAAATAATTTTACAGAAATTAATTTAAAAGAATCAAAAACTAGTCTTATTATTGGTAGTAATGGTGCTGGTAAAAGTACTATATTAGATGCTCTTACTTTTTCTCTGTTCAATAAACCATTTCGTAAAATAACAAAAGGGCAGTTAGTTAATACAGTAAATGAAAAAGAATGTTTGGTAGAAGTAGAATTTGATATTGGAAAAACACAATGGAAAGTAGTAAGAGGAATAAAACCAAATGTATTTGAAATTTATAAAAACAAAACTATATTGAATCAATCTTCTGCAGCTGCTGATCAACAAAAATGGTTAGAGGAACAGGTATTGAAATTAAATTATAAGTCATTTACTCAGATTGTTATACTGGGTAGTGCATCCTTTGTACCTTTTATGCAGTTAAATGCTCCAGTTAGGAGGGAAGTTATTGAAGATCTTTTAGACATTAAAATATTTTCAGTAATGAGTTTACTTCTCAGAGAAAGAATGAGAGGAACTAACGAAAGAATAAGAGAGTTATCTATTCGTAAAGATCTTCTAGAAGAAAAAATTGATATGCAAAATAGTTTTATTCAAGAATTAGAAGAAACAGGTAAAAAAAATGTCAAGAGTAAAAAAGATAAACTCGTCACCTTGTCACGTGCCGTTAACGAAAATAAATCTGAGTTGAAAAAATTAACTGATAACTTGGATGTTATTAATAAGGACATTGAAATGTCATCAGGTTCTAACAAAAAGTTAAGAAAACTAGGTAACTTAAGAGGTAAATTATCTCAAAAAGTATCTACCATTACCAAAGAGCATAAGTTCTTCACAGATAACACGGTTTGCCCTACATGTACTCAATCTATTGATGAAGAGTTTCGTATAGATAGAATTAATGATGCTAAATCTAAAGCCAAAGAACTTGAAAAAGGTTATAAGGAATTAGAAGAAGCAATCAGACTTGAAGAGGAAAGAGAAAACCAATTCAAGGAATTTACAAAGGAGGCATCCAAACTAACGCATGAAATTTCTAAAACAAGCACAAGGATTTCTGGACTTGAAAATCAGACCAGAGAAATTGAACAAGAAATTCAAACAATTACCGAACAACTTAAAAACAGAACTACTGAAAGAAATGCGTTAGAAAAATTACTAGGAGAATTAGAAGGTCTCCAAAAAGAACAATCAAAGGAAACTGAGAGAAACGTTTATAATGAATTTGCACATGCTCTAATGAAAGATGGTGGTGTAAAGTCTAAAATTATTAAACGTTACTTACCTTTAATGAACCAACAGATTAATAAATATTTGCAATTGATGGATTTCTATATCAATTTTTCTTTAGATGAAGAATTTAAAGAGAGTGTGAAATCTCCAGTGCATGACAAGTTTGTTTATGAATCATTTTCTGAAGGGGAGAAGATGAGGATTGACCTCGCACTTCTTTTTACATGGAGAGAGATTGCACGAATGAAAAACTCTGCTAACACTAATTTATTAATTCTTGATGAGATATTCGATAGTTCTTTGGATGGATTTGGTACTGAATATTTTACAAAGATAATTAAGTATGTTGTCAGTGATGCTAATGTATTTGTGATATCTCATAAGACAGATGATTTGATAGATCAGTTTGACAGAGTAATTAAATTTGACAAATTAAAAGGATTCAGTAAACTAGTCTAATGAAAGTACCAAACTGGCAACATCATTCCAAGAAGGAAGCCAAACGAAAACTTAAACCACAGGCATTGCGTCAGGCAAGGGAGAGACGCAACCAGTTAATAAAGTGTCTACAGAAGCGTCCCAACGGACGCTTTTTTAGTATAATAGAGTATATAAGAAACAAAATCAAATGACAGTACAACACGAAATCAAATCTCAACTTGCAAAACTACTTGCTACCGAAGATCTTATAGTTGAGCATAAGCAAGTAGAAACAGCAAAGTTCAATGTTGGTACTCGTGTGTTGACATTACCATTATGGGAAAAGGCAAGTAATACTGTATATGACATGTTGGTTGGACATGAGGTAGGACATGCACTCTTTACACCTGATAGAGATTGGTACACAGAAATTCAGATACCACCACAGTTTGTGAATATCGTAGAAGATGTCAGGATAGAAAAATTGATGAAACGCAAGTATGCAGGGCTTTCAAAATCTTTTTATCATGGTTATGAAGAACTAAACGATGACGATTTTTTTGGAATTGAAGATGAAGATCTCACTACTCTTAATCTTGCTGACAGAATTAATCTACATTTCAAGATTGGTAATTTTATTAGGTTACCTTTTACAATCGCTGAAACAAAGATTGTTGATCTAGTAGATTCTTGCCAAACATTTGATGATGTTCTTAAAGCATCTAAAGCACTTTATGATTTCTGTGCAGAACAGGATAAAGAAAAGAAGGAACAAGTATCTGTTAATGATGAAGAAGGAACAGATGAAGTCCAGTATTCTGTACCATCATCAAAGTCCGAATCATCAGATGATGTTTCAGATGATGACTCTGAGAAAGAGAGTGATAACTCAGTGGGAAGAGGACAACCAGAAAGTCAAACTAATGCTGAAGTTCAAGGTCAACAAGGTAGTGATAGTACTTTAGGTCTTAAGACCGTACAAGCATTAGAAGATTCTCTTAAAGATCTTACTGATACTCAGTATGAACGTGAAACTGCTTATTTTGAAGTTCCTAAGTTAGATTTAAATCACGTAATTGTTCCTAATGAAACTATTCATGAAGAATGTAGATTAACATGGGATGTGAGTGATAAAGAGTATAGAGAAAGATATGAGAAATATAACATATCTATGTCTCATTTACCAAAAGATAGATTTGCAAATGTAGATGGTGATTACACTAAATTCAAACGCAATGCACAAAAGGAAGTTAATTATCTAGTAAAAGAGTTTGAATGTCGTAAAGCAGCTTCAAGTTATGCTCGTGCTACCACTAGTCGCACTGGAGTTCTTGATACAGCAAAGCTTCATACTTACAAGTATAATGAAGATCTTTTCAAAAAGATAAGTGTAGTACCTGATGGTAAGAATCATGGTCTAGTATTCATTCTTGATTGGTCTGGTTCTATGAACAATGTACTGATGGATACCTTGAAGCAACTTTACAATCTAATTTGGTTCTGTAAGAAAGTAAACATTCCATTTGATGTTTATGCATTTACTAACAGTTATCCTCGTCACACTTATGATTCTGAAGGTTTGATAATAGCTTCAAGAAGTCCTGCATATAAACCAAAGGAAGGTCTTGCACATGTTGAAGATAATTTTTCTCTAATGCATTTCTTTTCAAGTAAAGTAAGAACTAAGGTTCTTGAGGAACAGTTAAAGAATATATTTCGTGTGGTGTATAAGATTGAAAACAATTATGACACTTTCTATGATGCTCCACTAGGAATGAGTCTATCTGGAACTCCATTGAATGAGACAATGATTGCTCTTCATGAAATACTTCCTCAGTTCAAAGAAAGAACTAATGTTGAGAAAGTTCAGTGTGTTATTCTTACTGATGGCGAAGGTCAACCTTTAAGATTCCACAAAGAATTCCAACGTAGTTGGGAAGATCATCCTTACTTAGGAACCAATGACATCAGATCTGGATCTTATTTGAGGTGTCGTAAAACTGGACGTACATACGCATTTAATGGTAACTGGTATGGCCAAACTGATATCTTTATCAAGAATCTCAGACATAAGTTTACAGATGTTAATTTTATTGGTATTCGTATTATGTCATCAAGAGAAGGTGCACACTTTATAAGAAGGTACAGTGGTGGTTATGAAGATATGCATGAAAAACTAATGAAGGATTGGAAGAAGAACAAGTCTTGTTCTATCAAAAATTCTGGTTATCACTCTTACTTTGGAATGGTATCTAGTGCTCTAGATAATGACACAGAGTTTGAAGTTAAGGAAGATGCAACTAAAGCACAAATCAGATCTGCTTTTAAGAAATCTCTTAACGGTAAGAAGATGAACAAGAAGATTCTTGGTGAGTTTATAGAACTTATTGCTTGATAAATACTTGAAGTAATTCAATGTGAAGCTATGAGTAAGTTTGGCGATTTATTAAGTGGTAAGACTTCCACACCAGTACCAGAACCAGTGGTAGAAGAAGTGGTAGAACCAAAAAGAGCAAGGAACAAAAAAGGACATTACATTGCAGATGATCCTAGCACCCCAGAAAATGAAGCATGGGTAGGTGGTAAAGCACCTTCTCCGAAAAAATTATCTTTCGAATAAAAATGCCAAAATCTTACCACATCTACTTAGAGGATAAATGTTTGTTTAAAAATTTAAGTCAAGAAGAGTTTGATGTTGTATGGGATAAAATATATAAGTCTTATTGGACAGAGGACTTATCGTATTCTTGTTGTGAATCGGAAAAAATTGAACAGATGGAATCCAGTTATTAAAGTGTCCACTAGAGGTCAAATGACCTCTTTTTTATTGGTATAATTTAAGTATAAATAAATTACTTACATTATGACTTTCGAACTTAAAATGACCGAACAACAAGCAGTTGATGGTTTACGAGGAACATACGGCACAGAATTTACCACTGCTGATGTTCGTGCCTTTTGTGCAATGAATGACATTGGTTATCAAACAGTAACTAAAAAGATTCAGAAGTATAAAGTTTCTAAAGGTAAATGGAATCTTGAAGTTACATCTAAGGCAGTAGAGAACATTGAAAATTCATTTGCTGCACCTTCAGTTGCTCCCCAGAATTTAATTCCTGAGTTGAATGATACTTTTGTTAAGTTTGGGCCTTTTGCTGATATTAAAAAGATAATTCAATCAAAAGAATTCTATCCAATCTTTCTTACTGGTTTATCGGGTAATGGTAAGACCTTTAGCGTTGAGCAATCTTGTGCTCAGTTAAAGAGAGAACTTATTCGTGTAAACATTACTATTGAAACTGATGAAGATGATCTTATTGGTGGTTTCCGTCTTGTTAATGGTGCCACAGTCTGGCATGACGGGCCAGTTATTCAAGCTCTCAACAGAGGAGCTGTCTTGCTTCTTGACGAAATCGACCTTGCCTCCAACAAAATCCTCTGCCTCCAATCCATCCTTGAGGGTAACGGAGTTTTCCTTAAAAAGATCGGAAAGTTCGTCAGACCTCAAAGAGGATTCAACGTCATTGCAACCGCAAACACTAAGGGTAAAGGTTCAGACGACGGACGCTTTATTGGAACTAACGTGCTTAATGAAGCATTCCTCGAAAGATTCCCAGTTACCTTCGAGCAAGACTATCCTGCTCCCTCAGTAGAGAACAAGATCTTAGGTGGTATTGCTGCTAAGTTGGGTGTTACTGATACTGATTTCTGTAAGAGATTAGTTGATTGGGGTGACATCATTCGTAAGACATTCTATGATGGTGGTATCGAAGAGATTATCTCTACTCGTCGTTTAGTTCACATTGTTCGTGCTTTCTCTATATTCAAGGACAAAGCAAAGGCAATCAAGGTTTGTGTAAATCGTTTTGATGATGAGACTAAGCAAGCATTCCTTGAACTATATGACAAGGTAGATGCAGATTTTGATTTACCAAAAGGGCAAACTGATGAATCTATGGGTTAATTACAAAAAAATCCTGCACGAAACGCTCCCCCTCCATAATAGGTCGGGGAGCGTTTGGGCTACGTGGGAGTCAAAAAGTACACATTTAACTGCAAAAACATACACAACTCCATATATAATTAAGAGTAGAGAAGTGGAGATCTGGAATGAAAAATCTTGCATTTACAACAACATCATCTATCCTAAAACAGGCAGTAATCTTCCATGTTTTGGTATGGATCTTATGGGATT